TGCCTCATGTCCCATATAGTCAGGACTGAGATCTCTCCCTATCCCTCCGGAGGGAGTCGCCTCAAAAATACCAAACAGAGGATTATTGAGATCTCTCACGTCTATGATGTCCCACGTCCATCTCGCCTCCTCAGGATTGAGGGGATGCATCCTCAGTCGGAGCTCCTGATAATAGAGTGGTATATCCGGAGCATCCTCAGAAGCGGCAGCGATCACAAAGTCGGGAGAGACAGATCTGAAACATAGACCCGGCAATCGTGCGACTCCCCCGGGGACATGAGGAGCGACATCGACTCTCACAAACATCTCTCGTAGTCCGAGTGTCATTTGTTGGACTCTCTGCATTAGCTGGAAATATCCGGCTCGTGTCACATATCCATTACGTCCGACGAGCTCAGAGATGTCTCCCTCATGAGAGACACCCGGCTCGGTATGATATAGGACGGCAAGCTGTCGAGTGACCTGCTCAAATGCATTAAATGACATGTCAGAGACTCCGAGAGCCTCTCTCCTATCGGTCGGGAGATGTCTGAGGAGCTCATCCTCGAGATCTTGTTCCCAGAGGCCTGTTAACATCCTGCGTCTAAGTGCTGTGTGATCCCATCTCCTCTGCTCTACATCGGATGGGGCTGTCGGTTTAGGAGGGATGGGGGAGGAATACATTAGAACACCCTGATATTTTTTGGAATTGTAACTCTATAGTCTAGTATAGGCAATAATCCATATCTCAGGGCATCTATTTTGTGCCCTGAGGGATTGCGACTGTTTACGGATTGAGATTTGCTCAGAGTCCACGAGCGGATCGCTTTTATCGTCTCTCTGCATTCAGGACGGATCCAAAAGTGACGACGAGACATAATGGCATGAATGAGAGAGGCTCCGAAATAGACAGAGTGACGTTTTTTGATTGCCTGTCGGACTGTCCAAGGGAGATTACGAGGGGGATACCCGAGGATGCTCTCAAATGCTCTCATGAGGAGGATATTTGACATGCGATATTGATTCGCTCCTCTGTGCTCTCCGTCTCCTGTCCATCTGCAGATTTTTGGATCTACTCCGTAATTTTTGAGCATCTCGAGAATTGCCTGTGCATGATGCTCGGGGGGAGCCTGTCCTGAGACATACTCCCCGAGAACATAGACTCGGGGATTCTGTGGATCTTTCATGTCGATACAGCTCAGGATGGCGACCTGAGAGCCCGGAGTCGAACCATGATCAATTCCTACGCAGAATCTATAATCCCCTCCCTTGGGGACAGGCTGAGAGGAGATCATCTCGTCCTCAAAATTCTCGAAGATCACTCCCTGAGGAGCGACATCAAAAGATCCCTCGACACGAGCGGCTCTGTCATAAGGGAGATACCCCTCAACTATCCGATCTATCTGCTCCTGACTCAGGATGTATCCCTGAGGGAGTCCGATCGGGGTTGTCGCTTCGACTGTGAGAGGGGCTCGATGTGCGGAGATCAATCCTCTCTCGATAAGTTCTCTGAGATATGAGACGTCCACTCCCCCGACAGGAGTCAGAGAGAGCGCAAGGGTCCCACGTTTCCCACCCGCTCCCCCTCTGGATATGCGAGCTATAATCTCGTTATAGGTAGCAATATCGACCGGCTCATCCACAACTACGAGCGAGCAACTAGCAGATGCGAGTCCGAGTCCCTGATTAGCTGTTTTTATGCGTATGATGCTACCATTTCTAAATTTGACGAGAGGAGCGAGTCCTCTAAATCCTTTCCCTCTCACAAATTCACAGGAGGGATCCAGCTCATCTTTTGGTATCATGTCATATAATTTCTGCTGTATCGTCCGAGATTGCTCGTGAGAGTGAGTAATCATCCATGCCTCGATCGGAGGGGGATCCGTCCTGAGATAGGGATGTCTGTCGAGACAATGATATAGCAATAGAGCGCAACTCGCTATAGTTTTCCCGACTTGATTCCCTCCTATGAGTGCCTTGATTGGGGATGGGTCGGCTAAATATGCCTTCTGTGGGGGAGTAGGGCAAAAATACACGAGAGGATCGTGATCGCTTTTTTTGCGGAGCCACGAGAGCCTTTTCGCCATCTGACAGAGACTCATTATTTACGTCTCCAAAATAGCTCGTAGCACAGAGAGCCCTCTGAGGTCTGAGCCCTGCAATAATTGACCATCGAGATTGTGTTAGCGATATTTGAGATCTCCTCACAGGTCGCTCCTGAGGTCTGAGAGTCTATCCCTCTGCTATAGACGAGACATGTCATCTCACGACACAGGAGACGATTCTCGGCATCTGTGATATTATCCGGAGTGCAGACCTCCTTTATCACATCGAGATCTGTGAGCTGTTTAATAACTTCCTGCTGAGTCTGAGAGGTCGTATCATCTGAGGGAGCTTTTTTTTGTGTCATCAGGAGAGCTCCCCCGGCTCCGACAATCAAACCTCCGATCACCAATAATATCTCTAACATCCTCCCCTCCTGTCGTTTAGTCTCTGTGTGCATCTGAGATAGTCCTCCTCTGTCATATCAAACGCAAATAATATGTCCCTCAGGGAGAGAGCCTCATCTCGTATGATTGCATATAGGAGAGAGTCTATCTCTGACTCTGAGACCTGACTCCGATATGCAGAGATAATATTCCGAAGCTCTGACCTCGCAGAATCGAGAGAGACTACGAGATCGGAGAGGATACGAGATCCCCGGTCGACCTTAGTCACTCCGTCCAATATTCGAGCCTCTAGTCGCTCGTGATCTGTCGGCTCATCTGTCATATAGCCTCCTCAAAAAGTCCTAATTGAGCATTCTCTCGTTTATACTCTTCACGAGCCCAGCTCAGTCTCCCCTCTATGATTGGGATATACTGAGACTCTCTCTCTATACCGATAAAATCATATCCCTCGAGGATCGCTGCGCATCCTGTCGTCCCAGATCCACAGAAGGGATCGAGAATAGTGCTCCCCTTCTCGGTCCCCAGTAATCGGCATAAAAATCTCATGAGTTTAAGAGGTTTTACTGTCGGATGGTGATTGGCGATCGGAGTCGTGATCCCTTTTCCTGAGGCTGCGTTTTTTAATCCTGCGGAGTCAGGCTCTCGTCCTGTGATCTCCGCTCCTGATTTTTTTGGCAGATCTTCGAGTCCCCTCTCCCTCTCAGATCGGCAGGGCTTAGAGCATTGATAAATATTTGCAGGCCAATATCCTCTATTATGATGCATAGGGGACATGTCGTCCTCAGGGAATTCCCCATGTGTATATTTAAATCCCTGCCTCCCTCCCCATCCTGCCTTTCGATTGTCAGGACCTACCCAGCAAGGATCTCCAAACTGAAAACGACACGCATCTATATTGATGGCTCCTGTCCCCCACTTTGCGACATTACGAGCGACAGAGAGACCTTTCTCGAGGGGCTTTCGTGCGAGTGTAGCCGGCTCGATTGCGGGTTTGAGTGCAGTCCCATATCCTCTATATCGTTTAGCGAGCTCAGACTGAGGCTCGGGAGGGACATACACTCGAGGATCGGTCGGTGCGCTCAGAACCATCCTATCTCCCTCGGCTCTCCAATTCCCCCCCTCTGAGCCGAGGAGACCTGCCTCTCTGTCGAATTGTTTTGAAATGTCGAGATTTTTTGGAAATCCTGAGAAGTAGATCCAGTTAAAGAGATCTCTAATCTCAAATCCCCCATCCTCAATTGCACATGTCAATCTATGCACAGTCCGAGTCCCTCCGAAAGCGACGAGATGGCCACCCGGCTTTAATACCCTGAGACACTCCCTCGCCCAATCGACACCGGGGACAGAAGCATCCCAATCCTTATCCATAAATCCCAATCCATAGGGAGGATCTGTGACGATTGCGTCTATGCTGTCAGAGGGGAGAGATCTCATCATCTCGATACAGTCTCCCTCTAATATTTTGTAGTCTCTCAAATCATCCCACATATCAAGATCCGGATTTAAATGACACAATGTTAGATCCGACGAGGCTCCTCAGGTCGGACTCGACTCTCTGTCTCAGGATTGGAGGGAGTGCAATGATTGTGTTCACAATCTCAGAGAGGACCTGATCATCTGTCATGCTGTCGTATTGATCGATCGCTCCCTCCTCTGCGTCGAGTGCTCTGAGCTCTGACAGGAGAGACACCATCTGTCTCTGTAAGGCTGCGTATGCTTGCCAGCTCCCGCTCTCCTTCGCTTTCGACATGCTCTCCCTGAGCTCGTCAATCTGCGTCCTGAGGATCTCCCTATAGTCGAGAGGTTTGCCTTTTTTATTTTGGGATTTGATCTCTATCGTCTCGTGAGTCGTATCGGGTTTGTATCCATGTCGTCTCGATAGGAGCCACATAGCCGATTTGACATCCCCCTGAGTGATTGAGGAGTGTATTGTCGTCAGAGCATCGAGAGCTCCCTGACATTCTGCCTCCCGAAATCTTTTGGCAAATTTTAAATAATCCGGTTTACGGTCTTTCTCTCCCTGAGCGAGCCAAGTGTAAAGAGTCGACTTAGAGATCCCTCCGCATTTAGCTGCAATCTCGATGGTCGCTCCCGAGCGGATCGCTGCGCAGATTTTTTTTATTGCATCCTCTGTGAATATTTTTGATCGTCCCATCCTAGTCTCCAAATTTTTCAAAAAAAATAGAGGTTTTCTCTAAAACCTCTCGGTGTGCGCAG